TAACACCTCCAACAGCTTTTGTAGGTAGTGCTAATGGATCTATAACTTGTCCAGCTTTTTTAGCTGCTTCAGCAACTTCTTTTAATCCACCGACTTTGCCTGCTATTGAAGCTCCACCTGTTAATAAAACAGAAGCGTCACCTAAAAAACCAACAGGATCAGTTGCTATAGTTTTTTTAAGATTTTCCATGCCGCCATATCTATTAGCAAAATATTGACCAACAGCTTTTGCTTGTTTTTCACTAGCTTGCTCACCTGGTATTGCTAATTGAATAATACCAAGACCAAGTTCTCCGATAGATTTTGCTGTGCCGATTGGGTCTGTAACTGCTGTAAAAATATCTTTACCATATTGAAGTGCGCTACTAGGTATATTGGTTACAGCTTGTCCAGCAACCTGTCTTGCAGTTAAAGTTTCTGGAGCGGTTGTTACAACCTCTTCCATTGCTTTTAATTCAGATAATTTTATTGCCATATTAATCTATTTCTACTTCTTCAACTGTACCATCAGGTAATACCGCATAATATTTACCATTTGATTGGTATAGTGTTGTATTTTTTACAATAACTTTTTTGCTACCAGCTGGTATACCTTGTGGTAATAATGTAAATTTGCTTGTTATTTCTTCTTCAGTTATAGGAGTTCTTTTTTCGTAACCTTTAAATCTGCCACTTTCAACACCCATGTTGTAACCCTTAAGATCCTCGTTATAGCTTTCTACTTTTAGTCTAAACATTTCTTCCAATAAAGGTCCAACAACAGCTGGGTTTTGTAAAGAATCGACATCTCCGCCCAATCTTGCTATAACCCTCCAAGCATCTTTTTCAGTCATAACACCGCCACCAACAGTATCAATTCTGTTTGCTCCTATAAGTCCTTGCAATTTACCTTCAGCAATCGCTCTTGCTAATTCTTCTGTTGTTAGATTTTGACTACCAGCCAAGGTCTTAAACCATGTAGCCATTTGGTCTCCTAATCTTTCAATACCAACATTAGAATCTGTAATATTTTTCCAATAGCTTAATATTTGTTTTAAAGACTTTTCTTCTGTTACCAGCTCTTTGTTTAGGCCAGTAAATGTTTTAAAGTCTGGTATGTATCTTTGTTCTTCACCAGAGGTTGTCATTCTTGCTTTTGGATATTTTGCAAAAAATTCTTCAGCACTTAATTGACCTGTTGGCCCATCAAAAATTCTTCTATCTCCAACTATTATTTCTTTATAGTTTCCAGTTTCAGTCAGATATGTATTACCTTGTCTTGTATAAACTGTTGTATCTTTAATTTCTTTTAAACCTGGAACACCGCTAATTGAATTTGCAATTTCAGGTATTGCAACATTAAAAGGCATTTGTTGACCTGGCTGTACTACAACATTACCAATGTTTATAGGCTTGTCTGATGTGTTTTTAAATTCTACTAATTCAGGTTTATATGTTTGCCTTTTTTCACCAGCAAACATACGAGGGTCTATCCCAGCTTGATATAATTTAAGCATATCAGCGTATTGTGGATTTTGTGCTACGAATTCTCTTAAAGCTTTATCTTGTTTTGCCATTTGCATCTGCTGTTCAGCCAACTGCATCCTTCTAGGATCACCAGATAATATGGCGGTTGCTCTACCTAAACTTCTTTGTAAAGCCTGCATACCTTCCTGTCTGCGTCTTTCGGCCTCCTCTGGTGATACTTGTTGCATAGGATCATAGCCGCCCATTTCTGTTAGTCCTCTTTGATAACCTTGACCTATTCCTTTAAAAAAATCTCCTATTGCCATTTTAAATATTTATACCCCCCATACCTAAAAGTTTACCAGCCGTTAAATCAGGTGTTTGTGCTGGTGTTTGTGATGCAGAAAACAAGTTACTAAACATTGGTTTTGTTGTTTGGTAAAGATCTTGTGCAGCATAAAACTTTTCTAATCCACTAGGACTATATCCAGTTGTTGTTGTTTGTGTTGGCTGCATACCACTTACACCAGTTGCTAGTAAACCAAGTTGTTGTCCTGGATAAGCTAATGCTCTTTGGAACTCGCCTCTTTGCGCTCCGATAGCTTGTTGTTGTAATGCTTGTTGTTGTGCGCCTATACCGCCTAGTAAACCAAGTCCTTGCAATTGTTGTCCTGCTAACCCACCAAGTAATCCTGATCTCTGCGCACGCGCCTGCATTTCTAATTGTGGCTGTGTTAATGCAGCTCTACCAGCAATATCTAAACCAGCTAACTGTCTTTGTTGTTGTAGCTGTGCTTGTTGCATACGTCTTTGCTGTCCTAGCTCTGCACCAAAGATACCTGCTTGTTGACCAAGTTGTGCTTGTTGTAATGCTCTTTGAGCTGCAATGTCTTGACCTGCAAGACCTGCTTGCTGACCAAACTGCGCTTGTTGTATAGCTCTTTGCTGTTGTTGCTCTGTACCCATTAAACCAGCTTGCTGTTGTAATTGTGCTTGCTGTAATGCTCTTTGTTGTTCTTGACCAGCACCAAATATACCTAATTGTTGTTGTCTTGCTAAGTCAGCTTGCGCTGCCGCTTGCGCTTGTTCAAATCCTGCTTGTCTTAAACCAGCAGCGGTTCTAGCCATTTGCTCTACATAAGGTCTTTGTGACTCAGATTCTAATAATGCAGATCTTGAACCACCGAAAGCACCTGCTCTGATTGCTCTTTCCTGCGCACCGCCACGCGCTATATCAGCTTGTCGCTGTATATCCTGCATAGCTGTGTCTATAACTTGTTGTTGAAATGGTGATTGATATGCACCTATGTCTTGGCTTAATAATCCTTGAAATTGTGGAGTAGAAACTTGACCAATTTGTGCTGCGGTAGGACCTGCTACAGGACCTATTTGTGCGCCACCAAAAGTAGGTGTTGCTTGTATTTGTGCCGCACCTGGAGCTTGTGTTGTTTCTATCGTTGGTGCTTGAAAACCAGTAACAGGTTGTATGGTAGGCTTAAACTGTTCTTGTGCCATACCTTGTAAAGCTTTGGTTGGGTCATAGCCCATACCAGATTCAAATAATCCTCTAGTTGCTTGAAATTGTCGTAATTGATCTGGAGAAAAACCAGCAACCATTGGTCCTGTGTAAGGTATAAAGGGTTGTTGTGCAATTTGTTGCGACCTACGATATAGGTCTTGTTGCATTGCTTGTGTTTGTGGGTCTACTTGTTGTGTGGTTGTTGTTTGTCCAGCAGCTGAACCTCCGCCACCAGTTAAGCTTTTAACTGCGCCTACAGCTCCTGCTACTTTTCCTACTGTTCCTAACGCTGCTAATCCTGCTGCCATCTTAATTCCTCTTATAAATCTTTTTTAACTATATAATCGTGTTCAAATCCTAGATGTTTTATTTTTCTAATCCATCCTTTTCGACCACCGCCATAAAGTCTTTTTACACCGACTTGTTTGGCAAACTCCTCTATATATGGGAGTATTTCTTCCAACTCTTTGTAATCACCACCACAAAATAAAATATTCATTACTTTTATTTGTGGAAACTCTACAAATTCTGTTATGTATGCAGACTTTTTGCCTGGCCATAAATGGAATATTCCATTCCTTATTTTATCCTCTATATCATCGATTGTATAGGAATCTTGATGTTTTACAGCTTTTGCTATATAGGGTTTACACCTTTCCCACTCAATCTCCCAAGGATCTTTCTTCGCTTGGTTTATATCAACTACCTTATTAGTCACCTTTTGCATATTCTACAATACTCATGTGTATATCTAAATTACCAGCATGGTTGCCTTGTACTTTTATTATTTCACCTTGATGAATAATAATAGGTCTTTCTAATAACTCTGAAGTGCTATTAGCAGTAATAACTTTGCCACTAAATAAATTAAAAGTATCAGAACCGTGTGTATTTGTTACACTAATTTGTGTTTGTTGTCCTTGATGTTCACATACTAAAAAAGATTGAATAATAGAAAAGGTAAAATCATCACCGCTTGGTGCTGTATAAACAACATAATCTGTACTAGCTAATGCAATATTAATATGCACATTTTCTGCTCTTTGTATGTATTGTCTTTGTGAGGATAAATCCATCATCTTTTACCTCTAGGTCTTATGTTTAATCTTATATTACCCACTTGAAAGTCTTGATTGGTGCTACCTGTTACAGTCATTTGTACTTGTCTTGCTGTAAACCTAGCATCGGTATATCCATCATTTTCAAAGGTAAAACTACCAAAGTCTGTTTCGCTACCTAGAGGGGTAAACTTACCTTTAAAACTTATTGTTACACCTGGTAATGTGTTTGCCTCTTCATCTGGAATAATTTGGTTACATTGTACATAGTTATCACCGTTACCTAACTCTATTGGGCCGCTTGTACAAAACGGAACGTCACTATTTAAGTTTGGTGAATTAGATAATGTAGTTGATTCGTGTTCGTAAACAAAACCATTTGAATCACCAGC